TTTTTAATACCTATTGAATATATAGAAAAATGAATATTTTCATAAATATTTCATAAATTATAGATTGATATCACGCCTTCCAATATTTATATTAAACATATATTTGATATCTTTTTTTTCCTTTATCAACCATTTATCGTTTGAGTCCCCAGTCCATTCAATTTCTTCTGATGGTATATCTTCTGTTACTCCACCATCATCATAATATCCAAAAGGTAAAAGATCATCTTCTATTTTTTCTATTTCTTTGGAATACATTGCCAAACGAATATCCATATCTGTTAAGTTTTTAAAAAATTCCTGTCGTGTACACCAAGAAAAAATAATTAAACATGTGATCAAATCATCGTTGTGTCCGTCATCTGCTTCATAACTATTCTTTTTAGCAACAAATGTAGTTAACTCATTGATGATATCAAAATCTTCAATTAATAGTTTATCCTCTTCTATTAAATTTTTAAGGACAGCACATCCTACTTTTTTGGTGGCAACAGAAGTTTTCAATCCTAAATGATTTTGTTTAGCACTTCCAAATCCTTCTGTTATTGTCTGACCCTTTCTTCCCATAAAACTTGTCTTTATAATATTTTCATATTCTAAATCTGTATGCAATATATCAGCAACTTGAGAACCAATATCATTAATCTCAATCATGACATATGCATTATTATATTTTTTAGCAACAGTTTTGATTATCGATGGATATAATAATGGTGAAACAGTATTGTTTCTATATTGTGCAACCACTTTATATGGAAATTGTGTAACATCAACTACAACAAACGCACTATAATCTTTACCTTGACCTCTTGCTGTGTCTACTGTTATGAAATAAATATGATCCTGAGTTTTTTGTTCTTCGTTTTCTCGTATAGGTTCTTCGTGTATCGTAAGACCTTCTTTTGTTCTGAGTGTTGGTTTATTGAAAACTAAAGTATGTAATTTTTGAGAAGAAATTAAAGTATTTGATGAACCAACAAAATCACATTCAAATTCACTCTGAAACTGCTTTTCAGATGTTTTGCTTATCATCTCCTGTTTCCACTTATCATCTCTTAGTGGACCACCTGGAAATTTTGGTACTTGACTCCAGTGAACTTCAACTGGGATATAACCATTTTGTTTATTAATTGCTCCCTTCCAGTAATAATAAAACATATTCAATCCATTTGGAGTTGATATAATAAACATTTTGGTTGATTGACCAGAAGTAATTGTTGGGTATACTGAGGAAAAGAACTCTTCAGCAATCTGAATGGGAATGTGGGCAAACTCGTCAAGAAGAATACAATTGAATGATCCACCACGAATTGCGGATGAAGATGTTGCCGCTGCTAAAATTCTAGAACCGTTTTCCAATACAACTGAACCTTTATTCCATTCAACAACACCTTGCTGCAACCATTTCGGCAAATATTCAAATGCCATTTTAATTCTACTTAGAATTTCAATTGCAGTTGCTTGTTTATTTGCAAGTATGGCAATATTTACATTTTGATTAAATAGTAAATAATGAAGAAGATAACTTCCAACTGTTGTTGTTTTTCCCGTCTGACGAGGTAATTTTCCTATTACGAATCTATTATCGTGAAGAGTTTTTATCAAATTTTGTTGATAATCATACATGTCAAACGACACAAGACCCTGATCTACTGAAACAATTTTCACATAATTGTGTATAAAATAAACAGGATCAGAAGCACATTTGATATATTCTTTGACTTGTTCTGGAGTAAATTGTTGTTGAACTCCAACTGGTTTTAAATTTGGATTTCCCAGATATCCATCTTTATGCTTCGTCATTTTCTATCTCTTTATTATTTAAAGTTTTCAATTGACTTCTTGACTGATTTATTATATTTTGTAGATCTTTGGTTGATCCAACAAAAATAGAATTATTTGTCGTGTTATTAACATTTTTAGTTGTTTGTGGTTCTGCTCTATTTGATTTTTCATGTAAGGAAATTAATTCCGAATTCATATCAGACATTGTTTTTAGTAAGATAGAAACAACTTCATATGCTCTTGGAGAATCACTTGCATTTGCAACTTTCATCATGCCATCTATGGCATCGAATCCAGTGGAAATTAAATCTTTCATATTTTTTCTTGCTTCATTGAAATCTTGTCGTACAAGATCTTTTTTGTGTCGTTTTATTGATTTTATTTGTGGTTGTTCTATTATCTCTTGTTTTTCAATAATTGGATTTTCACTTTCTGAAATATCCAATATTTTTGATAAATTTTTATCTGTGTTATCAATCATTTTTTCCTCATGTTATAGTAATATAAATTGGATCATTGTGGTCGCTTATATAATTCATATATGCTGTGTATCCAGAATCTGATCCTGTGGTTCCTATTTGCACTTCAGCATTTTTAATTATTCCAGTTGTTGGATCGCAGAATTTATTATAAACAAAACCTTTCATTGTGAAATCAAACAGACTAGTAACTGATCTTCTTGTCTCAAATGATCCTTCATAGTCTTCATTCATAGCAACACTGTTAAGAACTATTGGAATATCAACAGATGGATATAATGAATCTACATTTATTGTTACCATAAATTCTGGAGCAAAATATGGTAATATTTGTTCAACTATTTGTAGATTATCATCTATATTTCGTGTGAATACATAAAGACCAAAATTTATATTATATGGAACTTCAGAATAGGTAGATCTATCTCCAACTATTCTTCTATTTAATCTATTAATTTTTCTATTTGTATCATATAGAATACTAGTCATGTCAAACCCTATAACTGGAAGAGTTATTTGGACATGTGTGTTATCTGATATTTGTGCTTCTGTTTTAATTCGATATATGAATTTTTCTTTTGGTCCATATATTAATGGTACTCTTATTTTTTCGCTTATTTGATTTGAGTCATTTTTTCTAATAATATAAATTGAGTTAAATAAAGCACCAAATGCTGTTACCATTTTTCTTATAGATTCATTATAATATGTGTTGTTTATTGAAAACATTAGCAATCCTCTGAGAATGGATTATTTGCTGAAAATTCTATTGTATATGATGCCTGCTTTTGTATTGCATCATTGTTTGTTCCGATAGTGTTATCCACTGGATCTTTGGCAATATTAACATTTGTAGAAGTGATTCCACCAAGAATATATTCTGCTCCAGATAGAGTTCCTTTTACTGTTTGTCCAGAGATAAAAGTTCCAGTTGCATTTGTTATATACAATTTATCTGCTGTTCCACCAGAAGTTGTTACTGCTTCTATTAGAGTTCCAGTTGCTGTTGCATTTGCTAGAGTTGCACCAGCACCACTATATCCAGATGATTGATATACATCCTCTCCATTGTAATATTTTGTAATGCCAGAAATAGGATTACCATTGAGATCTAAGAGATCAGCATATGAATTTCTAAGATCATACACTTCATCAATTTCTGTAAATCCTGTGTCGATTTCTTCGTGTGAATATGTGAACAGTTCACACATAAGAGTATATGTCGTTAGTGTTCCAAATTGATAAAATGGTTCCTCGTCCTCTACGAAATTTATTTCAAAAATAGATTTGGACAGGGGGTAATAAATTAAATCCCCTTCTCTTGGTTTTTTAATTGATGGATTTTTTGATGTAATTTCCTGTCCAAATCTAGTAATTGATAAATCAATTGTAAGTCTGTCAGTAATGGTAATTCCAAATTTGGTCATTATATCTTTTTGACCACCAAATTTAAGAGTTTCCCGTACATACATTTCTAAAATATATCCATTTTTAAAATAAGTTTTTGGATCTTCTCCAAAAATTGGATCTACCTCTAAATATTCTCTTGGTAAATAGATGAGATCTCTACCCATAACCTTTATGGTTTCTATGGTTAGATCATCCAATAATTTCTGTTCTCCAGAGTAATCTTTAAAGTATGGATTTACTGCCATGTATTATCCTAACATAAAATCTATCGGCAATTCGTGTGTTGATCTTAATTCATTTTCTATGAACTGTAATTCGTTTATGGCATCTTGATAAATAACTGCACCTTTGAAGGTTATACCACCTGGTAATTGAACTCCATCATATTTTGCCATATTTGCTCCCCATTGCTTTTTTATGAGAGCAGTTAAATATTTTTTAAGTAATCGATCATTGTAAATTTTTGGATATTCATCTGGATCAAGCACAGCATATGCTTCAAGAATAATATACTCTCCAGAATTTGTATCTGATAAGTCACTGTCTATATAAATTTTATCAGTAACTTTGCTGAATCTGATTGCTTTTTCTGGTGAGAAAAATTGTTCTATAAGACTAATGTATTGCATAGTCGAATCATAGTTTGCCAATGGCAATGACTGACTAGAACCAAGACCTCTATTTATTCCAAAGTAATCACTCAATGCCATTTGATATTTGATATCAAACATACCAGTACCAGTGAAACTACCAAATCTAAAAAGTCTTATAACAGAAACTATATCCGTTCCTGTTGGTCTGTCTATTCCTCCTATTGGAGATGTTATATCATTAATTGAAATATATTTTTGATCAATATCATTTTGTGTTAATTGATATTTGAAATATACTTTCTGAACACCGTCAAAGTGATATTCGGAGAAAAATTGTAATGCTTCGTCAAGACGATCTTCGCATTGCTGCCAGTCAACATTTATTTGAACCACAGGAGAACCTAAAGTTCTAAGTGCATATTCAATAATTGTCTGTCTTGAATTTGGAATCTGTCCTGACATAAGAGAAATCTCCTTATTTTATTTATAAGGAGATTTGTTTTATTATTTGGTGGAATTGTCTTCTTTTTGCTTTTGAGGTGGGGGTGGAGGAGGATCAAAAGTATTCACTGAAATCTGCTCTAATTTTTCGTATGGATAGTTTTCAATATAATATCTGCGAGTTATTGGACTTACAGATTCATCTGGTTTAGATTGTTCGTAATTTGAAAATCCTGGCATTTGTAATGGACATGCCAATCTTGGATAGTCTAGTTTTGAATATTTGTCCGCATCTGACATCAACCAGGTTCCTGCTCTGTCGCCACATCCACAACCACCACAGAAATGTTTTCCATCTGTTTTGCTCTTTTTCAGATGCTCACATGCTGGTAAAACACCACCCTGTTGTTTATCCCCAAAACATGATAAAACTCTCAATTGTTTTATCGGTTTTGTTACTTTTTCGTTTTTCAAACCTCTGGATGTAATTGCTGATGCAAAACTCTGCATCATACTTACTTTCTTTTTCAATCCAGATTGTTCTTGTGGTACTTCTTCTTTGCGAAATTCAATATTTTCATTTTCCATATTTCACCTCTATTCTATGATAATTCTTCTAAAATACATTACAGTAGATAAATTTGTTGTTGGTATAAGTATTGTATGATTTCTTGAAAAATTTGCAACTGAATCATTTGCCAACACAACACCATATACCATGTTAATGTTATTTATGTTTGTTTTGTTTGATGATTTGTTGATATATTTTGTGGAAAACATTGTAGATGAAATGACATTAGCAGTCAATTTATTTCCATTGTCATTTAAATAATTCATATAAAAGTGTAATTCTTGAATTGATGGAATGTAGTAATCTATAAATCCATCTATTGGATTATTTTTAAATGTATTATATAATTTTGAATTAATTCCTAGATTCCTATTATAGTATCCATCCCATGCTGATGTGTTATAGTATGTCTTTACTTCCTCATCATTAAAAAATTTAACATTGTGAATTTTTGATGATACTATAATTGCCCACTTCTTGAATGAACCGCCAGGTCCAATATCGTATGAATAATATTCCAATGGAGATCCAAAATTCATATTTCCATATAATTTTGATCCAATATTATTTACTGGACTTCCTGGTTCAAATACACCAATGTAAATTCCACCTTGATATTCAGAACCAATGGATAAATTCAATTCATCAAATTCAGTCTGACTCATAGATGATGATATAAATGAATTTCCTATTTTTGTTGGATTATCTGGTTTATATTTGTCACCACAAAAAAGATTTTGTTGATCGTATGCTTCTTTCCAATAACCAGAACAAAGAGATTTAGGAGTTATGCTGCATTCATATTCATATCGTGATTGATCTGATGATTTAACTAATTCATAACATGAACCAAATATAGAATTTTTATATTCTATAGATTTTTGAGTCATTTGAGATAATTTTAAAGGATCAGAACATTGCTGTAATCCACCCAAAACCCCATTATTTAAATATAAGTAATTTCCACATGTTGCATTCTCATTGAATACTGATGCATAAGTAGAAGATCCGAGAGAAGCACAGTTGGATGAAAAACAAAGATTAACACATTCTATATCACCAAAAGAACCAGTTGATGGATTTTGTTGAATAGAGCAACACGCCCTGGGATATCTAGCATCTATTTGTTTGTTTGGACCAAATATGTCAGAAACATCTTTCAAACAATAAGTTGTCCAATTACTTTGATCTAATGTTACAATTTCACTCATAGGTGTAAATTTTCCACCGATTCTTTCACATTCGCATCTTGGAACATCACACATAAGTCCAGATTCAACATATGGAGGCGAATTTGCTGGTCTATTTGTTAGAAAATTCCAAGGATATGGTAATTCATTTAAATCATCAACATATGAACATGCACAACAACAACCTCTATCTGTGCTGACTGGTGGACAATTTACTTCTTCTATATTATATGGATAATAATTACCACCATCATTAAAGCAATCATAGAATGCTTTTGTTGATTTATTTCCATCTTTATCGCAACATGTTCCCTTGCTGTTCAGAACAGAAGAGTAATCTATAGTTGATTTAATTCTTGATCTAAATTGAATTGACATCTATTACTCGCAAATTTCAAATTGATCGCAGTCATCAAAACAAATTACAGGTACACACATATATTCT